CCGAACCTCTGTAGATCAAATACCTCAGCTGGATTTTTAACGATTTCCATATATTCAGCGAAGTGATCATTTTTCTTGTAGGCTTTTAAGATTACATCTTCATTTAATACTTCTGATTTTTTGAATATATCTGAGTTATATTCTGAATCTCTATAAAGTCTTAAATATAAATCACCATATTTAATTAATGAGTACATCCACCCGAAGATATTTTTATCAACACTCATATAATCTAATAAGTGTTCAATTTCTCCAAGGACTCTTTCATCATCAGCTTCTGCTCATACGATTTTTCCCTGTTCATTAGGCTCACAGGCATCAGAAGTATAAATATCCAAGGCTACTGAAATTATCGGGTCTTGAGCCATCTCATCAATTAAATTATAGACTTCATCTCTGGATTGAGATATTGAAGTAAATGAATTAATATCACTAAGATCTAAAGTATTATTGTCAGCTGCATCAATAATATTTTTATATAAAGTATTTTTAGTATCAATATCATTAATTCTATCTGGTAGTGGTACCGCTACAGCTTTATTTTTATAATCTATATTATTGAAAGTTTCATCATTATTATTAGGCATTTATATAACCTCCATTAAAATAATATTATACCATCAGATGGGAGATAATCAATAGCATCGCCCATTCCGAAATCTATTACCGGTCTATTTTTAGAATCATTTAAATTTAATAAACTATTTTGAAATGATTCTGTTGGACTTATTAAATAATCATTAAAATCTGCTACCATATTTGCGTTTTCGCCATATTCATAACTATATTCATCGGCATGTTGAGAAGCATTTCAAAGACTACCACACACAGCATCGATGGCGTCCTTACTACCTTTAGTACCACCTTCTGGGTGATTAATATGGCCATCAGATTCTCTTTCTAATCCAAGAACTTCTTCAGTTAAGAAATCACAATCTTTATAAACTATTAATCTTCTATCATAAATTGTTGATTTTAAATAAGCGTAAGGTAAACATTGTTTACTTGTAGGATCTAACCTATCAACTGAAACGATAGTAGAATTAAACCCGTCAGCATTTAACTGCTGTTGGATCTGAGCACTTTGATATGTATCCGAGCTTATACCCTTTATCCTAAACCCTTGAGATTTTAATCACCTTATAAAATTACGATGTTTATCGAAAGATATTTCATATCCCTTTGGAGCTTCAATACTTACATTAAAGGCTACTTGATAGAACATTTCTCTAGAGCTATCTTCACCTTCTACCTTAGGACTTTTTCCTAAAATATATACTCCAGCTATACCAGTTTTATCTCCGGTTTTAGACATATCCAAATGTATATATAGTGGTTTAGATTTTAAAATAGGAGGTACTCTAGTTAAATCAAAAAACTCTTGATACTGAGTGAGGTCATCCTTAGCATTACCTACTTTAATTACTTCTTCAACAAATGGGTTTTTATAGGAATCAGTTTTTATTTCATTCCACCTAATACCTGAAATATATTTTAAACTTGAAGCTGTGGCTATACCCGCAATATCAGTTAATGCCCCATCAATATTTTCTTTAAAGTTTTCGTAATAACCAATAGGTACCTCTAATATATTATACCCCTTAGCCCGGTATTCTTTTACTAGCTCTTCAGGTGAATTTAAAGGTATTAATTCATTAGCTAAGAATTTATTTCCTATAGCCACAAAGAAATGTTCTTTGCTATCTTTTCTAGAATCTACTACTCATTGAGGCTCATCTACTATTAAAGTATTAGTAGATTCATTTTTCTTCTTAGTCTCAATAAATGATTCTAAGAATGATTGATCGCTATTTTTTGATGAAGCCAAGATATTTAAAGTAGGCAGATAAGTACCTCTCATAAACCTTGATTTCATACGAGCATCTATTTGAGAAATTAATTGTAATTGTTTTTTCTTTAATTTCTCTACATCAGTAGTAAGACCAAAATTCACTTCATCAGTAAAGTTAGCAAATAAAGCTCTACCAATTACCTGGTTATTACTAGATGCTACTATCAATTCAATATGTTTGTTTGGTCTATATTCTAGATTAGAAACTCCAGACATTTCGCCATGAGACATAAACCATTCACTAGATAAAATCATTTGATTCATTTTATCTAAAGCAACGCCCTTGGCGTTTTCAAGGGTAATATTCATTAAAGAGATAGTTATTTTATCGATGGGTTGCATGCCATAATATAAATAAGGATCTCTTAGACATAATAGCCTATATAATAAATATAATAAACAAATTACTGCTATTGTTGATTTACCCAAACCAATAGCTCCGGTAAGGATTATAGTATTATAGGCTGTAGTAATATTTGTAGGAAATATTTCCTTTAATTTTTCTTCTCAGTAGGGGAAAAGAGTAAAATTACCTTCAGTATCATATAAAGCATTCCCTAAATATTTTTTGTTATGTAAAAAAGTAACAATATCAACAGGTAATTCTTCTCAGTCAGTAAACATAATAGAATTTAATTTTGAAGAATTACCGTTTTCTGAATATTCTTTTAAAATTGATAATACGGCTTCTTTTTCTTGTTCTGATAAATTTTCTAAATTTATGTTAGACATTGTCTACTCACCTTCAATTTTATACAATACCGTCAATGCGGTAAACATAATAGTTTGTATCATTATCCTTGTTTGTGCCAGTTGAATTGCCAGGTGTGTAATAGCCACAATGGAAATGGCTGAACGTTTTCTTGTTTGTTGTTACTAAACATTCAGAAGTCAATAATTCAAGTGAACCACCAGCGGTGTATTCAGCAATAGTAATACCACCGCAATATGGATATCCACTTATCTGTTGATGTTCCGCCTCATGAGTTAAATCAATGTCAAAGAAACCATTTACTGCATACAAATTTACCCATACTCTAAGTCTTGAATAGCTAGTCATATCCAAAGAAATGGGATTATTTCCTTTTAACGTGCCTGTCCATAAATTTTTAAATCCTTCTACTTGATGGTTACCCTCTTGAATATAGATGTTTCCATCAATAATCATAGACATCTGTCCGCCCCTAGGGTTATCTCGCCTAAAGGAGATACACCCACCAGTAGAGTCATACCAACTTGTTAAAAATGTACCTGTTTGATTTCCTCATCCCTGTGAGGTGTTTCTACCCGACATGCCAGTTGGATATGTAGCTGCAGAAGCGGTACCACTGAGATACCCATAAAAAGTAGTATTATTATTAGTATCAACAGAAAATACATTTTTTCCACTAGTATCAGTACCATGTGCTGTTAACCAAATACCTCTGGTACCAGTAGTTGAGGCAGCAGAATATAAATAAATTCTCCCTGCACCAGATTGTACACCTAAATCTCTCTCAGCAGCTGTGTTTCCATCAGTACCTGCTCAGATACTACCTAAAGTAGCTGAAATTCCACCTGTAGAAGCAGTAATAGCTCCTGAAACAGCTAAGTTTCCATTGTTAACATTTAACCCACCTGAACCTGCTACTACTACACCACCAGTGCTATCTTGTAAATATAAAATTGAAGGAGTAGTACCGTTTGATTTAGATAATATTTCATTATTATCTATTTCTATATGTTGTGCAGTAGAGGTACCTATAATTAGTGGTGGACTACCCAAAGAACCACCAGCAGCATCGTGATTGCTAGTTAGGTGTAAAACTCCAGGTATAGTCGTATTACCACTAGCATCTAATAATGTTAAAGTTCTAGCTATGGTTACAAAACCGGCTGCGCCACCACCGCCATTATATTGTCTAACATAAATAGGTTCATTACCGTCATCACCAGTAGCTATTTCTACTGAACCCTCATTAGAACCTCCTAAGCCAACAATTCTCCAGCCATCATTTTCTCCTACTGCACCATAAATTCCTCGTGGAGTAGAACCTGAAGTAGTTGTGTTATTAGTATTATCAAAGGACAGGTTACCGGACATGGTATCCCCAGCCTTTAATACATTTAAGGATGACGAGCCTGTAACGTTACCAGTAACATTTCCTTGGAGGTTAGCTACGATACCACCATTTTCCAAGAATTTTATTTCAGTATGAGCATTGGTATTATTAGTATAATCAGTATCTTTTACATATGAAAATACTAAATCATCAGTATAACTTGAATCATCATAGGCTCCAATTTCCCAGGAGCCATTATTAGTTTTAGTAGAAATAGTTGGGCTATATCCAACTATGGATGTGGTCTTTACTAAAGCGCCATCTCTACCTTTATGTCAAGATTGACTTCGGCCAACTCTTTGTACACCAATATTGGC